ATGGCCAGCAGGACTTTCTGCAAATCGCTTAGGCTGGACCACCTTTTTTCGCAGATTTTCGTCCGTTTTCTGCCCATCCCCCAATCCACCCACGAAAATCTCAAGGACTGCCGGGGCTTTGCCGGCGGCGCGGAGAAGTTATCCCCGCGTGACGGTGGTTAGCTATAGTTCAGGCATGGTCGAAGAAGTGGGTGAGGCGGCGGTGAGCCGCCCGCAGAGACACCGGGGCACTCATGGCAGCAGCAAAACCGAAAGACACCCGCGACTGGGTGGCGATCCGGCACGCCTATGAGCATAGCGAGGAAACCATCAAGCAAATCTGCACACGCTTCGGCGTGACCAAGGGTTCGCTGGAAAACCGCTATCGCAAAGACCACTGGCCGTCACGCCGCTCCGATATTGCCGGCAGGCGCCGCTCCACCCTGTCGCGGCTCTTCGCCGTGCTGGAAACGCAGGTGGGCAAGCTGGCCAGGGCGGACAACACGACGCTAGGGGACAAGGAGGCGAACCAATTGACCGAGATGATCAAGAACTTCGACAAGCTCACCAGCATGGAGCGCGCCGACACCGACAATGGCGGCCCGGCACAGAATAAGGACATGCGCGCCAAGCGCGAGAAGCTGACCAGGCTCATCGATGAGCGGAAGCGACGCTGACGGCGCGACGCAAGTCGCGGCACTCTCCGATCATGAAGTCGACGCGCGCCTCGCCGACTGGAGCCACTGGGCCTACGACCAGCAACGCGAGCCCGCGGGCGACTGGACGACCTGGCTGTTCATGGGCGGCCGGGGCTGTGGCAAGACACGCACGGGAGCGGAATGGGTGCGGGGCCTGGCGGCACGCAAGGTTTCTCCAATCGCATTGGTCGGAGAGACCATGAGCGAAGCCCTGGCGATCATGGTGCGCGGGGAAAGCGGGCTGTTCAATGTGTGCCTGGACAACGAGCGACCGAAACTGCGCGGCTATCAGCTGCTCTGGCCAAACGGGGTGGAGGCGACGCTGATGTCGGCCTCGGACCCCGATCGCTTCCGCGGACCACAATTTGCGGCGGCCTGGTGTGATGAGGTAGCGAAATGGCCCGATGCGGAAGCGGCGTGGGACATGCTGCAATTCGCCCTGCGGCTGGGAGAGAGACCACGGCAATTGGCGACGACCACGCCGCGGCCCATTCCGCTGCTGCGGCGACTGCTGGCCGATCCCAGGACGGCTGTCAGCCGCATGCGGACCGAGGACAACAAGGCCCATCTCGCTCCCGACTTTCTGGAAGCCGTCGTCGGACGCTATCGCGGTACCGTGCTCGGCCGGCAGGAGCTGGACGGCGAGCTGATCGAGGATCTGCCCGGCGCGCTGTGGCAGCGCGGCATGTTCCGGCGCTTCGAGGGCGGAGCGGTGGAGCGGATCATCGTGGCGGTCGATCCGCCGGTGACCGGCACGGCGCGAGCGGATGCCTGCGGCATTGTCGTGGCCGGAAGGGTGGGCGAGGACGGGGTGGTGCTGGAGGATTGTACGCTGAGGCAGGTGGCGCCGCTGGCCTGGGCCAGGCGGGCGGTGGCGGCGTTTCATGCGCATCGGGCCGATGCCATCGTGGTCGAGGTCAACCAGGGTGGCGACCTGGTGCGCCAGCTCATGGCGCAGGTGGATGCCAGCGTGCCGGTGCGCGAAGTGCGGGCCAATCGCGGCAAGTGGCTGCGGGCCGAGCCGGTGGCCGCGCTTTATGGGCGCGGGCTGGTGCGGCATGTCGAGGGGCTGACGGCGCTCGAAGACGAGATGTGCGCGTTTGGAGCGGATGGGAAGAGTGATGGACACTCGCCCGACCGGGTGGATGCGCTGGTCTGGGCGCTGACGGAACTCCTGCTCGGCGGCGAGGGGCCGCGGGTGAGGGGGTTTTAGGCCGCTTCGCAAGACTCAGTGTCCCCTTCTCCCCTTGTGGGAGAAGGTGCCCGAAGGGCGGATGAGGGGGCCTTGATGTCATCGCCAACACAGTGCGTGGGAGAGAACCCCTCACCCCGCTCAATCCGCTGAACGCGGATTGAGCGACCCTCTGCCACAAGGGGCGAGGGGGGATGGAGCCGTGGGCTCAGCGAATAAGGAAATGTCGCCATGCCGAACTGGATCAGCCGCCTCCTGGGCGGGCAATCGAACACGCCTGCCGAAACCAAGAGTTTTGCCGGGCATACGTTGCTGAGCCTCAGCCAATTGGGGGCGGCGAACTGGAGCCATCGGGGCTTTGCGAGCCTGGTCAACCAGGGCTTTGCGAGAAACCCGGTCGTCTATCGCTGCGTGCGGCTGATTGCCGAGGCGGCCAACCGGGTGCCGCTGGTGGTGAGCGAAGGCGGCAAAAGGCAGGACGAGCATCCGCTGGCGGCGCTGCTGGCGCGGCCCAATGGGCGGCAATCGGGCGGGGAACTGCTGGAGGCGGTCTATGCCTATCTGCAGACCTCGGGCAATGTCTATCTCCAGGCAGGGCTGGTCGATGGCGCGGTCAAGGGGCTGTTCTGCCTGCGGCCGGACCGCATGAAGGTGGTGGCCGGAGCCGATGGCTGGCCCATGGCCTATGACTATACGGCGGGCGGGCGGACCAGCCGGCTGCGGCAGGACGAGGGGCCTTTGCCCGCAGTGCTGCATCTGGCGCTGTTTCATCCGCTGGACGACCATTATGGCATGGCCCCGCTCGAGGCGGCGCAGACCAGCATGGATATCCACAATGCCGCCGGCGCCTGGAACAAGGCGCTGCTCGACAATGCGGCGCGGCCCAGCGGGGCGCTGGTCTATTCCATGGGCGGGCAGACGCTGACGGCGGACCAGTTCGACCGGCTCAAGACCGAGCTGGAGGAGAATTTTTCCGGGAGCGCCAATGCCGGGCGGCCGATGCTGCTCGAGGGCGGGCTGGACTGGAAGACCATCGCGCTCAGTCCGCGCGACATGGATTTCATCGAGGCCAGGCACGCCGCGGCGCGCGACATTGCGCTGGCCTTCGGCGTGCCGCCCATGCTGCTCGGTATTCCGGGCGACAATACCTATGCCAACCTCGCCGAAGCCAATCGCGCGCTGTGGCGGCAGACGCTGATCCCGCTGGTGGTGCGCGTGGCCGATGACTTGAGCAACTGGCTTGCGCCGGCGTTTGGCGGAGCGGTGATCACCCCCGATTTCGACGGGGTGGAAGCGCTGGCCGAGGACCGCGCGGCGCTCTGGGCGCGGGTGGGCGGGGCAGAGTTTCTGAGCGACGCGGAGAAGCGGGCGATGCTGGGGGTTTAGGCGGCCCTTACGCAGCGCGCGTTTGCCGATGGCCGGCGAGCAGGCCGCGGACGGAGATGTCTTCGTCGATGGCGGGCCAGTGGATGCCTTCGCCGCGACCGATCAGGCGCCAGTTGGCGCGGTCGGCAGCTGATGCGTCGCGCAGGCGGGGGAACCATTCGACCGGCACGGAGAGCTCGCGTCCGTCATCGAGCGTGACGCGCAGAACTGTGGCGGTGACGGCGACGTCAACGGCCAGCGGCTCAGTCTGCAGGGTCAAAGTGGTCATGCGGCTAGCATAGCGCACTTGTCGGGAAGGCAAAGGGTCCACTTACCCACCGCGCGTCACCCTCGGGCTTGACCCGAGGGACCTGTACTGCCGGACACACAGTAAGTGTAGAGCCCTCGGGTCGAGCCCGAGGGTGACGATCCAGTTTGGGGTGAGCTTTGGTGATCACTCGGAGGATTCTGAACATGGACGAGCTGACCAAAACCGTCATCGAACGGGGTGATCTCGCGCATCTAGCCCTCTTCCTCTGGGCGAGTGGCGCGAGTGCGCTTCTGGTGTGGAGCCTGCGGGAGATGGCGAAGGTGAATCAACACTTCAACGACTTCGTGCAGGAGATTGCCAGTTTGAATCGGCTGTTCAGGAAGGATGAGTAAGTCCATGGCCAACAAGCAAAATCGGCAGAATGCGCAGCAGACGTTTCGGCAGTTTGCCTGGAACTTGGCGGGGACCCTGGCGCGGCCCGGCAAGCCGGTGGCTACGCGGCCGGGCAAGCGCTGATGGTGGGAATCCCCATCGACAGCGAGGGGCGGTTTTCGGGCTATGCGAGCCTGTTCAACCGGCTCGATGCCGGCGGCGACATCGTCATGCCCGGCGCCTTTGCCAAGAGCCTCGGCAAGCGGGGCGACCGCATCCGGCTGCTGTTCCAGCATGACCCCAAGGAACCGGTTGGCACCTGGGACGCCATCGGCGAGGACGCCAGGGGCCTGTTCGTCGCCGGGCGGCTGGTGCCGGGCGTGCCGCGAGCCGATGCGCTCAGGCGGCTGATCGAGAATGGGGCGCTCGACGGGCTCTCCATCGGCTTTCGCACCGTGCGGGCGACGCGCGAGGGCGGGCATCGCAAGCTCTGGCAGATCGACCTGTTCGAGATCTCGATCGTGACTTTTCCGATGATGGAGGACGCGCGGATTGCGCCCTCCTATTCGACCGGCGCCGCCATCGTGGCCGCCACCCAGACCATCCGAAACCGATAAGGACATCTGCATGGACATGACCAGTGACGGCCTTGAAACCAAGGCCGGCGCGGGGAGCGATATTGCCGCTCTCTTCGCCGAATTTTCGACTGCCTTCGAGGAATTCAAGCGCACCAACGACCAGCGGCTCGGCGAGATCGAAAAGCGCGGTTCGCCCGATGGCCTGCTCGAGGGCAAGCTCGACCGGCTCAACGCCGTGCTCGACGGGCAGAAGGCGGCGATGGACCGGGTGCTGGTCGACCGCGCCCGCCCGCTGCTGGAGGGCAAGGCGCGCCAGGTCGACGGCGAATACAAGGAGGCGTTTGCCTCCTATGTGAAGCGCGGCGAGGAGAAGGCGCTTTCGGTGGGCGTCAATGCCGATGGCGGCTATGTGGTGCCGCCCGAGACCGAAACGGAAATCACCCGGCTGATGACGGCGGTATCGCCGATCCGCGCCATTGCCGGCGTGCGGCAGGTGTCGGGCTCCGTCTACAAGCGGCCGATCTCGGTGACCGGCCCGGCGACGGGCTGGGTGGGCGAGACGGCAGCACGGCCGACCACGGCATCGCAGACGCTGGCCGAGCTCAGCTATCCGACCATGGAACTCTATGCCATGCCGGCGGCCACTTCGGCCTTTCTCGACGATGCGGCTGTCGATGTCGGCCAGTGGATCGCCGACGAGGTCAATGCGGCTTTTGCCGCGCAGGAGACCACGGCCTTCGTGACCGGTAATGGCGTCAACAAGCCGACGGGGTTTCTCGCCGCCACCGCGGTGGCCGAGGCGAGCTGGAGCTGGGGCAACCTGGGCTATATCGCCACCGGTGCGGCCGGGGCCCTGCCGGCCAGCAATGCCAGCGACGTGCTGATCGACCTGGTCTATGCGCTCAAAGCCGGCTACCGGCAGAATGCGTCCTGGGTGATGAACCGCAAGGTGCAGGGCACGTTGCGCAAGCTCAAGGATGCCGACGGCAACTACCTCTGGCAGCCGGCGGCGACGGCCGATGGCAGGGCAAGGTTCATGGGCTTTGACCTGGTCGAGGCCGAGGACATGCCCAATATCGCGGCCAACGCCATGGCCATTGCCTTCGGGGACTTCCGGCGCGGCTACCTGATCGTGGATCGGCAGGGCGTGAGCGTGCTGCGCGACCCGTTCAGCTCCAAGCCCTATGTGCTGTTTTATACCACCAAGCGGGTCGGTGGGGGCGTGGCTGATTTTGATGCGATCAAGCTGCTGAAGTTCGCGGTTTCCTGACATCGCGCGCTCGGCAGTCACCCCCTCCTACCTCCCCCATCAAGGGGGAGGTTCTCTCCACTCCTGGGGCAATATCCCACCACGATAACCGGACGGCACCTCCCCCTTGATGGGGAGGGTGGGAGGGGGCGATTGCGGGGCACCTTCGGCCTCGCGCCACCAAACCAAAAAGGCAAAAACAATGACGTCTTATCTTCTCGCGGGGCCCGCGGAGGAGCCGGTTTCGCTTGCCGAGGCCAAGGGCTTTCTCAAGGTCGATGATACGGCCGAGGATGGGCTGATCACCACGCTGATCGGCGCGGCGCGGCTGCATGTCGAGGGCGTGACCGGGCGGGCGCTGCTGGCGCAGAGCTGGCGGGTGGTGCTCGATGGCTGGCCGGAGAACCGGCAGGTCCGCCTGCCGGTGACGCCGTTCATGGCGGTGACGGAGATCAATGCCTACGACGAGGCGGGGGCGGCGCATGAAGTGCCGCTGGCGCAGTTCATAAGCGAGCCGGACCGGCTACTGGTGCCGGCGACGGTGGCAGGCATGCCGGTGCTGCGCGAGCGGCAGGGCCTCGAGATCGACTATGTCGCCGGCTTCGGGACCGAGCCCGCGGATGTGCCGGCCGATATCCGCCAGGCACTGCTGCTGCTGGTGGGCCATTGGCACGAGCATCGCGACGCGGTGATCGTGGCGGGGTCGGGCAGCGTGGTGCCATCCGGCTTTGACCGCATGGTGGCCGGCTACAGGCGGGTGCGGCTGTGAGTGAGCGGGCGCCACCGATCGGCACGCTGACCGACCGGGTGCAGCTCAAGCGGCGGGAAATGACCGGCGAGGACGAGGGCGGGCATGTGGCGCTCTTCGTGCCGGTGACCAGCCTGTGGGCGCGGGTGCGATCGCTGACAGGGCGGCAGGGCACCAGTGCCGACGGCCGGGCGGTGGAAATCTCGCACGCGGTGGTGCTGCGCTTTCGCAATGACATCAAGCCGGGCGACCGCATCGTCTATCGCGGTCGGAGCCTCGACGTGGTGAGCGCGGCCGACCTCAACGGGCGGCGGGCCTATCTCAGCTGCGCCTGCAGCGAAACCAGCTTCACGGGGTAGGGCCATGCATCCGATTTCCCTGCTGCAGGGAGCGCTGGTGACGGCGCTCAAGAGCGACGTGGCCCTGGTGGCGATCATCGGGGCCGATGGCGTGTTCGACGCGGCGCCGACCGGGCGCGCCGCACCCTATGTGGTGATCGCGCGGCATGACGTGATCCAGCGCGATGGCGACGGCGCGCCGGGCCAGGAACACCGGCTGCTGCTGCATTGCTGGGGCGACCAGCCCAGCCGCAGGCGGGCGCTGGACATGGCCGAACGCGTGGTGGCGGTGGCCGGGGATTTGGTGGCCGCGGGGATCGTGGTGACGCATCGCGAGCATGTGCGGACCGAGACGGTGATCGACCGGGATACCGGGCAGGCACGGGCGGCAGTGGTGCTGCGGTTCTTGAGCGAGGCGTGATGCCTTCACTATCCCCGAACGTCACCCTCGGGCCTGACAAACACACCGCAAGTGCAGAGCCCTCGGGTCAAGCCCGAGGGTGACGTTGGCGTTGGTGGAAACTTCGGAGATCAAACATGGCCGCTCAGAGCGGGAAGAATATGTTGCTCAAGCTCGACCAGACCGGGTCGGGGAGCTTTCTCACCGTGGCGGGGTTGCGGACGCGGGCGTTGGCGTTCAATGCCGCGACCGTGGACACGACCGACCAGGAAAGCGCCGGGCGCTGGCGGGAATTGCTGGCGGGTGGCGGGGTGAAGCGCGCCTCGGTTACCGGCGCCGGGGTGTTCAAGGACACCGCCTCCGACGCGCAGGTGCGCTCGCTGTTCTTTGCCGGGACCATCCGCAACTGGCAGCTGATCATCCCCGATTTCGGGACGGTGTCCGGAGCGTTCCAGATCGTGGCGCTGGAATTTGCCGCCGATCATGCGGGGGAGGTGACGTTCGACCTGGCGCTGGAGAGCGCCGGGGAAGTGACGTTTGCGGTGATTTAGCGCCCCGCTTTACCTCTCCCGCTTGCGGGAGAGGGGGACCACGCGAAGCGTGGTGGAGAGGGGGGCACAGGCGCAAGCTGAGGGGCGTCGATGTGCTGTGCGAGCGGCACCCCCCTCCACCGCCTATTGGCGGTCCCCCTCCCCCGCAGGCGGGGGAGGATCACGCGGCGGCATCCCGGATCGAACCCAGTATTTCAGGAGAAAACATATGGCCATTATCCAACGGGGTGAGATCGACGCCGTCATTGGCGGCGAGACGGTGACGCTTTGCCTGACGCTGGGAGCGCTGGCGGAGCTGGAGAGCCGGCTGCAGGCGGGGGATCTGGTCGGGCTGGCCGAGCGCTTTGCCAGTGGGCGGGTTTCGGCGCGGGACCTGACGGCAATCCTGGGGGCCGGGCTGCGTGGCGGTGGCAATGCCATGACCGATGACGACCTGGCGCGGCTTGCCATCGAGGGCGGGCTCAAGGGCGCGGCCGAGATTGCGGCGCGGCTGCTCAAGGCGACGTTTGGAGAGGTGGCATGACGCCGTTTCCCTGGGACGCGGCGATGCGGTTCGGGCTGGGCGTGCTGCGGCTGCCGCCACGCGACTTCTGGCGCATGACGCCGCGCGAACTCGCCTCGGCATGGGGCGCGGTGATCGGTGATCGGGGCGGGCCGCTGGGGCGGACCGAACTCGATGGATTGATGGAGCGCTTTCCCGATGGCCGATGATCTCTTCTCCGACGGCTTTGGCCGCGAGCTGGGCGATGTCTCGCTGGAGCTCGAACGCATCGGCGACCTCGCCGACGGCGTGGCGCGCGCAGTTTCGACCGCCTTTCGCGGCGCTTTGGTCGATGGCCGATCGTTCAAGTCCCTGCTGGGCGATATCGCCCGCAGCTTTTCCGACATTGCGCTCAAGGCGGCCATCAAGCCATTCGGCGACCTGGTCGGTGGCCTCGTGGGCAATCTGTTTGCCGGAACCAATCCGGCGCTCGGCACCGTGACACCCTTCGCCAAGGGCGGGGTCATCGCAAGGCCGAGCTACTTTCCGCTGGGCTCGGGGCTTGGCCTGGCGGGGGAAGCGGGTCCGGAGGCGATCATGCCCCTGGCCCGCGGCCCCGATGGCCGGCTCGGCGTGGCCGGCGGCGGCGGGGCGGTCAATGTGACGTTCAACGTGACCGCGAGCGACGCACGGAGCTTTGCGGCGAGCGAGGCGGAGATTTCCGCGATGCTGCTGCGGGCGGTGAAGCGGGGGACGAGGGGGAGCTAAGCGTCCGAACCTAAGCTTCGCTCGAGTTCACGCCGCTCGTCGGTGGTAAGCCGGCGCCCATGCACCGAGCTGCCGGTATGCCGAGCGGGCGGCTTGGTATGGACAATCTCCAGTTCGCCGAGCTTCGCCCGCAGAATGCGTCGGAACCTGCTCGCGTTACGGCTTCCCCAAACACCGAGAAACTCGTCCGAAATGAACGAGCGACCGAAGCGCATGTAGCCGCCGAAGTAGTGATCGAAGACAGCAACGCTTCCGAACGCCTGGATAACGTGTTCACCCGCAGCCGCACTGCTGACCGCTCCCTGCCAGTCTCGAAACACGTAAACCCTGGGCGGCCCATCGGCCTGCCTCAGCACCTGGATTCCCGCGGGAATAGTTCCGAAGAAGAGAGGCGATATGACCTTCCACCCCATTCGTTTTCCCCTCGACGTGGCCCTAGGTGCGCGCGGCGGTCCCGAGCGCAAAACTGATGTGGTCACATTGGCCTCGGGCCGCGAGCAGCGCAATGGGCGGTGGCGGCATTCGCGGCGGCGCTACAATGCCGGCTATGGGGTGAAGTCGCGGGCGGACATGGCCGCGGTGCTGGCGTTTTTCGAGGAAATGCGCGGGCGGCTGCATGGGTTTTTGTGGCGGGACGGGCTGGACTTTTCCAGCGGCGGCGCGGTGCCGACACCACTGGACCAGCCCATCGGCATGGGCGATGGCAGCCGGACCGGCTTCCAGCTGACCAAGCGCTATGGCGCCAGTTTCGACCCCTATTTCCGGCCGATCACAAGGCCGGTTGCCGGCAGCGTGCGGGTGGCGGTGGCGGGCGTGGAAGTGTTGGCGGGCTGGAGCGTCGATGGCGCGACCGGGCTGGTCGGCTTCACCACGCCGCCGGCCAATGGGGCAGCGGTGACGGCGGGCTTCCTGTTCGACGTGCCGGTGCGCTTCGATACCGACCGGCTCGATGTGGAACTGAGCAGCTTTGACGGGGCCGAGGCGCCGAGCATTCCGCTGGTGGAGATCCTGCCGTGAGGACACTCGATATCGGGTTCGCGGCGCATGTGGCGCAGAGCGAGACGACGCTGGCGACCTGCTGGAAGCTGGTGCGCAGCGATAGCGCGGTGCTGGGTTTTACCGACCATGACCTTGCGCTGAGCTTTGGCGGCGTGGACTTCGTGCCGGCGCATGGGCTGGACGGCAGCGAAGTGCCGGCGCGGCTGGGGGCGCTGGTGGAGACCAGCGAAGTGCTGGGCGTGCTCAGCGCCGAGGCCATCACCGAGGATGATATCCTGCTCGGGCGCTATGACGGGGCGACGGTCGAGACCTGGCGGGTCAACTGGGCCGATGTGAGCCAGCGAGTGAAACTGCGCAGCGATACGATCGGCGAGATCACGCGCGAGGATGGCCTGTTCCGGGCGGAACTGCGCTCGGCCCAGCAGGGGCTGAATGCCACGCATGGACGGATCTATCAGGGACTGTGCGACGCGGCGGTGGGCGATGCGCGCTGCGGCGTGGACCTGAGCGCGCCGGCGCTTCGCGGCTTTGCCACGGTGACGGCGATCGAGGATGCCCATCGCGTGGTGGTGGCGGGGCTGGAGGCTTTTGCCGAGGGCTGGTTCGGCTTTGGCAGCGCGCTATGGACCGACGGAAAGCGCGACAACCTGCGGGGCGGGGTGCTGACGCATCGGCGAGGGGCCGGCGGCGATGTGCTGGGCTTTGGCGTGGCGGTGGGCGACTGGGTGAGCGTGGGCGATACGCTGACGGTGACGGCGGGCTGCGACCGGCGCTTTGCCACCTGCCGGGACAGGTTCGCCAATGCCGTCAACTTCCGCGGCTTTCCGCATATTCCGGGCAGCGACTTCGTGCTGCGCCATCCGCGCAATGGCGACGCGCTGGACGGGCGGGCGGTGGTGTCATGAGCGACGCGGTGGTCGCGGCGGCGCGGGAATTTTTGGGCACGCCCTATCGGCACCAGGCGTCATTGGCGGGGGCCGGCTGCGATTGCCTGGGGCTGCTGCGCGGGGTGTGGCGGGCAGTGGTCGGCGATGAGCCGATGGCCATGCCACCTTATCGCGCCGACATGCGCGATTCCCTCAATGCCGGGGCGCTTCGGCTGGCGGCAGAGACCTGGCTGGTGCCCGAAACGGGGCCGCTGGCGGCGGGACAGGTCGTGCTGTTCCGGCTGGGCGGTATGGCCGAGCCCAGGCATTGCGGGATTTTGGTGACGCCGGAGCGGTTCATTCACGCGCAGGAGCGGCTGGGCGTGGTTGAGGCGAATTTGACCGAGGCCTGGGCGAGAAGGATCGCCGGGCGGTTCCGGTTTCCGGAGGTCGTCGGCGAAGCCGGCGGGTGAGGGCGCCTTCCCCGAGCATCACATCCAGTAAAGGCCCCCTCACCCGACCCAAGAGGGTCGACCTCTCCCCCGAAGGGAGAGGTGAAGAAAGGAATTCTCATGGCCACTCTCGCACTTTCCCTTGCTGGGCAGGTTGTCGGCGGGCTGGTCGGGGGACCATTCGGCGCCACGGTGGGCCGGGCGCTGGGGGCGCTGGCGGGGAGCGCCATTGACGGGGTGCTGTTTGGCGAACAGGCCGCGCCGCAGGTGGCGCATGACATCAGGCTGCAGGGCTCGAGCGAGGGCGGGGCGGTGCCGCGGCTTTATGGCTGGAGCCGGCTGTCGGGCAATATCATCTGGGCGCGGGAGCTGGAGCTGCTGGCCGAGGAGAGCTCGGGCGCCAAGGGCTTCGGCCAGCCGCAGCAGCAGCGCGAGGATGTGGTCGGCGCCAGCTTTGCCGTGGCCTTTTGCGAAGGCGAGGTGAGCCATATGGGGCGCATCTGGGCGGATGGGCAATTGCTCGATACCGCCGGGCTGACCCTGCGTTTTTATCGCGGCAGCGAGGACCAGCTGCCGGACGGCTTGATCGAGGCGACGCAGGGTATTGCGCCGGCCTATCGCGGGCTGTGCTATCTCGTAGTCGAGCAATTGCCGCTGAACCGCTTTGGCAACCGGATCCCGCATCTGTCGGTGGAACTGTGCCGGTTGGTGGGGGATCTGGAGCCCAATATCCGCGCGGTGACGGTGATCCCCGGGGCGACGGAATTCGGCTATGACCCGACCCCGCGCGTGCGGATTGCCGGGCCGGGGCAGAGCGTGGGCGAGAACACCCATGTGTCAGCCTCGGTGAGCGACTGGACGGTGTCGATCGACGAGCTGGTGGCGCTTTGCCCCAATCTTGAGCATGTGGCGCTGGTGGTGAGCTGGTTCGGCGACGACCTGCGCTGCGGCCATTGTGCCATCGGGCCACGGGTGGAGGCGGCGGAACGCAGCATTGTCGGCGCCGAGTGGAGCGTCGCCGGGCTGGGACGCGGCAGCGTGCCTGTGGTTTCGAGCCACGCGGGCGGCGCGGCCTATGGCGGCACGCCCTCCGATGGCTCGGTGCTGGCGGCGATTGCCGATCTCAAGGCACGCGGGCTGAGCGTGACGCTCTATCCGCTGGTGATGATGGATGTGCCGGCGGGCAACAGCCTGCCCAACCCCTATGGCGGCACGGGGCAGGCGGCCTATCCCTGGCGCGGGCGCATCACCTGTCACCCGGCGCCGGGGCAGCCTGGGTCACCCGACCAGAGTGCGGCTGCGGCGACGCAGGTTGCTACATTCGCAGCGGCCTATCGGCAGATGGTGCTGCATTATGCCGGGGTCGCGGCGGCGGCCGGGGGCGTCGATACGCTGATCATCGGGTCGGAAATGGTCGGGCTGAGCACGGTGCGCGGGGCGGGCAACGGCTTCCCCTTCGTTACGGCACTGGTGGCGCTGGCAGGCGAGGTGCGGGCCATTGTGGGGCCGGCGACCAGGCTCACCTATGCGGCGGACTGGAGCGAATATTCCGGCTACCAGACGGCGGGCGAGAAGTTCTTCCATCTCGATCCGCTCTGGGCCTCGCCGCATATCGATGCGGTCGGCATCGACAATTACATGCCGCTGGCCGACTGGCGCGACGGGCAGGGGCATGCCGATGCCGGCCTGTCGGCGGCCGGGTATGACCTCGATTATCTCAAGGGGAATGTCGCGGGCGGGGAGGGCTATGACTGGTTCTATGCCAGCAATGCCGACCGGCAGGCGCAGGTCCGGACGCCGATCAGTGACGGCGCGCATGGCGAGCCGTGGATCTGGCGTTACAAGGACATCCGCAACTGGTGGGCCAGTCACCATCACGACCGGCCGGGCGGGGTGCGCAATGGCGCGCCGACGGCATGGGTGCCGGGCAGCAAGCCGGTCTGGTTCACGGAACTGGGCTGCGGCGCGGTCGACAAGGGGGCCAACCAGCCCAATATCTTCGGCGACCCCAAGAGCGCCGAGAGCGGGCGGCCATATTTTTCGGCGGGGACTCCCGATCCGCTGATCCAGCGACAGGTGCTGCGGGTGCATCAGGCCTGGTGGGGCGATGCGGCGAACAATCCGCCCGGCATGGTTGACCGCGACCGGGTCTATCACTGGACCTGGGACGCGCGGCCCTATCCGGGCTTTCCGGCGCTGACCGATGTCTGGGCGGATGGCCACAATCACCGCAATGGCCACTGGCTGACCGGACGGCTGGGCGGCATGGCCAGCGATGAACTGGCCAAGGCCATCGCCGCCGACCATGGCGTGGCGCTGAGCGCCGAGCCGGCGGCGCCCTTTGTGGGCGGCTGCGTGCTGGGCACGGCGACGACGGCGCGGGCGGCGCTGGAGCCGGTGCTGGAAGCGACAGGGCTCAGCCTGCGCAACCGGGCAGGGGGCCTGCATCTGGGCGTGGCGCGGCGGGTTGAGGCTGTGGCGTTTGCGGCTGAAGCACTGGCCCAGGGCGAGGGGCCGATCCTGTCGCGTCGGCGGGGCGATCCGGCCGAGGCACCGGGGCGGCTGGCGCTGACCTATCAGGATCGCGAGCGGGATTATCTGACGGGCACCGTAACGGCGCTGAGCCGCGCCGATGGGCCGCTGGTGGGCGAGACCACGGCGCTGACGCTGGATGGATCGGGCGCACGGCTGGCGGCCGAGCGCATGCTCGACGCGCGGGCGGCACAGCGCGAAACGCTCGATATCAGCCTGCCGCCTGCGGCACTGGCGCTGGAGCCGGGCGACCTGATCGACATCGAGGGAGTGGCCGAGGGGCCGTTCGAGATTGGCGAGATCCGCGACGGACTGATGCGGCGCATCACGGCGCGGACCCTGCCGGCGGGCATAGAAGTGGCAACTGGCATCGACCGGCCGCTGGCTTCGGGGAGCGGCGCAACGGCGCGCGCGCTGCCGCTGGTCGTGGCGGCGCATCTGCCACCACTGCCGGCTGATCCAGCACGCTCGCGGCTGCTGGTTGCGGCCTATGCGCAGCCCTGGCCGGGCATGGTGCAGGTGGTGGACGAGGCGACAGGCGCGACGCTGGCCGAACTGAACCGGCGCGGATTGCTGGGCGCGGTGGCGACTGATTTGTCGTCCGGGCCGGCGGGCGTCTGGGACCGGGGCAATGCGTTTGAGGTGACGCTGCTGGCCGGTCATCTCGCCTCGGCCGAGCCCCTGGCCGTGCTGGCGGGGAGCAATCGGCTGGTGGTGGAGAGCGACGCCGGGGACTGGGAGGTGATCGGCTTTGCCGAAGCCGAGCTGGTGGCGCCGGGGCGCTATCGGCTGGGCGGCCTGCTGCGCGGGCTGGACGGCACCAGGCCTGCTATCGGCACGGCATCGGCGGGCAACCGCGTCTTCGTCCCTGATGGGCGGAGCATGGCGCTGCCGGTCGAGCCGCAATGGCTGGGCGAGAGCCGGAGCTTCCGCATCTATGCCGGTGCGGGCGATATCGAGGGGAGCAGCCTCGATGTCGAGGCTGGTCTGGTGCCGGCCCTGCCGCTGCCGCCGGTGCATGTGCGGGCCTGGCGCGCGGGTGGGGATATCGCGCTGCGCTGGATGCGGTGCAGCCGGGCCGATGGCGATGGCTGGGGCGCGGCGGAGAGCCCGCTCGAGCTGGTGCCGGAGCGCTATCGTGTGACCATCTTCGATGGTGCGACAGCCGTGCGCACGCTCGAGAGCGCCACGCCCAACCTCGTCTATGCCGCGGCCGATCAGCTCAGCGATTTCGGCGCACCGCCGGCTGCCTTCACCTTCAGTGTCGCCCAGCTCAGCCCCACCCTGGGGGCGGGCCATGCCGCAACGGGAGCATTTCATGGCTAGAAGCCGCTTCGATATCTGTCTCGACGAGGTGCTGCGGCACGAGGGCGGCTATGCCGACCACCCGTCCGACCCGGGCGGCGCCACCAATCTGGGCATTACCCACAAGACGCTGGCCCGCTGGCGCAAGGTGTCGCCCTGGTGGAAGCTGCCCAAAACCGCGGTCAAGGAGCTGCAACGGGCCCAGGCGGCGCGGATCTATCGCGCCAGCTACTGGGACCGCAGCCATGCCGGGCAGCTGCCGGCGGGGCTCGACCTGGCGCTGTTCGACTTCGCGGTCAATTCCGGCCCCGACCGGGCCATCCGCACGCTGCAGGTCGAACTTGGCGTCGCCGCCGACGGTCAGGTCGGACCGCTGACCCTCGACGCGGTGGAAACCCATGCGCGCAGGAGCGGGCTGGGCAGCCTCATCGAGGCCCTCTGCAACCGGCGCCTGGCTTTCCTCAATCGCCTCTCGACCTTCCCGGTTTTCGGCCGGGGCTGGACAGCCCGCGTCGCCGCGGTCCGCACCGCCGCGCTGGCCACGGCAAAGGCATCACCGACTTCGTCATCGACCAACTGGAGATCCGTCATGGACATTCTGAACGGCTACAAGACCTATATCGTCGCGCATTTCATGCTGCTGGCCGGCCTGGCCCAGCTGCTGGGCGTGGACCTGCCGGCGCTGGACGGCAATTCGGCGGGCCATCTCGTCATGGAAGCACTGGCCGTGCTGTTCCTGCGCAAGGGGCTGAAGGGCGATATCGGGCGGGCGTGAAGGACCTTGCCAAGCCAGGCAGCCCGACCGATATTTCAGCGTCAGTGTGACGAATGGTCAAGTGCATGTTCGACGTCACAGCCCACTGGGATGAGGGCGCCAAGGTCATCGAGGCCGCCACGATCGAGGAGTTCGAGAGCGTCATGGTGGACGTGGCGCCGGGGCCGGTGATTGTCAACCATCGGCCCAATTTGCGCGACGCTGGTAGTCAGACCAAGCTCTAG